GAAATCTGTTTCGAATAGTAGACGGCGCGGAGCGTCACTCAAGAATTGGGCGTCGGATCAATGGCTAAACTGGAGTTTCGGTATACTACCGACTCTAGCCGCTGTTGACGATGCCGTCTCCTCTGTGAATAGTTATCTCGAAAGAGACGACCATATGATCAGGGAGTATGGAGTGTACGCTCGTGATTGGAAGAGTTCCAATCAGACTCTTGCTACAGGCTCTTTTGGAGCCCTCGTAGAGAGACGGTCTGCTTGGTATCACGACCTATCATGTAAGATAACAGCTGGTTATCGTTTTAATCTTAAGTCAGCGAATAATTATACCATGGCTAAACACCTTGGTTTTGATATTTCGTCTGTTATTCCGACTGCATGGGAGTTACTTCCATACAGCTGGCTTATTGATTATTTTACAACAGCTGGGTCTTTTATAGAAGATACTTTTTCTGGTAATCCAGGAAATTCCATCTATCTGTATCAGACCATCAGATACCGTGTTACGGGTGAGGAAACTTATAAGCCGAAGCCTAATGCTGGAACTCAGATTTTGAGTTTCTACATGGAGCCGACTAAGTTTTCTTACTTTGAATTGACGCGGATCGCGCTAGGTATATTACCACACGCGCCACTTCGTTTCAAAACAAGAGATGAAGTAGCTAATAATGCAATTAACAAATTGCTCAACCTCACTGCCATACTTGGCAGCAAGAAATAAGGAGACTTACTATGTCTTTTGCACCATCTTCTCCAGTTGCTGGAGCCGCCGTTGCTGGTCTAACCTCACCGACATACACTATAACTGTTGATGTTCCCCCTTCTATGAATGGGAAACAATATGCAGTTACTGCATTAGGTGGGACACAGGCGGGCGTTGATACGAATACGGTTTCCAAACCATTTACGATCAGCTTCTTTCGTCCTGTTGCTCTCAAAACCTTGCCACAGATAAATCCTGTGACTGGTGTGATTAAAAATATTCCGATGAATCAGTATAAGCTGATCACCCGTAAGGGTGCTACGCCTGCTGTTAATCAGATGATCATGGTAGCTCGTATTACGACTATCATTGAAGTTCCAGCTGGTTCGGATACATATGAACCAGAAGAATTAAGAGCTATGATTTCAGCTCACTTTGGAACTGGATGGGCCCAAGCGTCAGGTATTGCTGATACAGTAATAACTGGCGTAATGTAACATCCTCTTTTAATCATTTCAATCATTGGGAGATATTCCATGAGCAAGACTAATGAGACTAGACTAGATAGTCTGTTTCAAAATCTGTCAACTGACCTTAATAATTGTCTTAAGCGGGAAGATCCTGCTGTCCAACGATTATTAAGTCGCATGCGTAAGCGTGCGTTGTACACTCGCCCTGGTTTGGAATCGCTCGGTTTTGATAAATTCCTCAGAATCAACGAGGAACTACTTGAGACTCGAGTGGCTTTAGACAAGGATATCATAGAGAACGCGTCGTATTTTATACAAAATATCTTATGGCGTTATTCTACTAGTATCGATGAAAATAATATCCAAGAAGATCTGGATATTAGTCATGTCTATGACCTTTGGCGTTTTGGTCCCGGTGCTTCTAACGAAGTAACAGGTACTCATACGGCTGAAAAGTTATATCAAAACATGACATGTACAGAATCAGCCGAACACCTTGTTTCTAATTTAAGGAAATGTAACTACTACTTTAGTGCTTTTGATGCACTTAATAAGAATAGTGGTACCTCCTTAGTAAGGGGTTCAAAATTGACAACTGTTCCAAAAAACGAAGATTCAGTTAGGATCATAGCGATCGAACCGTCCGGTAATATGGCACTACAGCTTGCTGTAGGGCAATATCTTACAAACGTCCTTCGGTCTATAGGTTTAGACATATCAAATCAGCAAGAGAAAAACAAAGCTCTCGCCCACTCTGGTTCAATAGATGGTAGCTTAGCTACTATCGACCTGTCCTCGGCTTCTGATATGTTTACACCCGAATTGATCCGTCTGTTGTTTCCTGAAAAATTGTATAACCTATTGATGAAAATCCGTAGCCCCTATACAACTATTGGGAAGAATGAGGTTAAACTAAATATGATATCAACTATGGGAAACGGTTTTACGTTCCCACTGATGACACTCACCCTAGTTAGCCTTATCTATGCGATACGGTGCCGTCATAACGGTCCTACCCTTTATGTTTCATGGGAAAAGACCGCGGTTTTTGGAGACGATATTATCGTTCCCTCAACCGAGTATGATGAACTCTGTATTACATTACAGCAGGCAGGACTTGTTGTTAACCACGACAAGTCTTACCATACCGGTCCTTTCAGAGAATCGTGCGGTGGAGACTTTCACTTAGGGAGGGATATTACTCCTTTCTATGTTAGGTCTTTATCTACCACATCTGAAATCTACGTAGCTATCAATCAGGTCATAGGTTGGGCCGTTAAACACAATGTGTTGGCCCTTCAAACCTTAACTTTTTTGATGAGTTTAGTAGAGGATCCGTTCTTCGTTCCTGAGTGGTCTAACCCTGATCAGGGTATACAGACAGCTCAGGTTGAGCGTAGATATAAGTTCCTGCAGCCTGTGTCTAAGGAAGTGTCATTGAAAAATGAACATTTCCTCGGGATGTTAGCCGCTGGTGGTTACGTCTACTCTCGTGGGCCTGACGTTTTGTTCACACCTAGACAGTTTAAAACTAGGTATGTAGTCAGAAGAGGAAGGTTACCGAAAGGTTACCTTTCTGGATACGATCCACGTAAGTGGACTGAGTCCGAGAGCTCCCGTTGTTCC